GAATTCACGGCTCTTGAGGAAGTAGTTCGTGACAGAACGAGTCTTGAGTGTGAGGTGCAGCAGTTTGCTCGTAAGCTACCTAGGTCGAAGTACGCAGTGGTAAAGTATTTGACGTATAAGAAAGCCATGGCGGAGAGATTGAGTGTTAAATGGATTTTGAATGGAATTGAATGTCAAGACCACGTGCGTGATTGTGGTTGTGATTTAGAGGTAAAGATCTTGTCACCAGGATTTGGTGGGTTTCAAACTCGGATTCCTCGTCACTCTGAGACTCGTTATTACACTGACAAGGCAATGTACATTCTTGCGCTGTCACACATCGTTAGTAGGTTTAACATACACGAGTTGAATGTTAGTGAGTTAAGTCGTGACATTAGAGTTACAATAACTGAGATGTATGCTGACCTGACCAAGGGTCCTAACCAGACTGCTCTTCCGCAGTTGTTCCGATATCGTTATGTGCCGAAGGAGCTCAATATGTTTCCTGTTGAGAATTCTTTGATTCACGCTTACCGGATGTGGGATATAGTTCAGTTCTCTCGGCTTGGTGTGTTACCTGAAACTCGCCATTTTGTTGACGCTGTGTGGAAAGAGTGTAAGCTGAATAACCTGCCTGGGGTTCCCTGGTCTCCGATTGCAAGAAATAAGATTAGGACAAGGAACCTGTATGGTAAAGAGATTACTGAGGAGCGGATGTTTTCATTGAAGGAGCTTTGTCTGCAAAAGATATCAGTCTACAATCGTGCATTTTGTGGAAATTCAGTTGGTCCGTACTCTTACTCGTCTATGTCGAACTTGTATCCAGATAAGATTGCTAAAGGAATGGAAAGATTTGACAAACATACTCATGTGTCTTCACCGAATTTTCGACGTATTTATCATCTGATTCCTCAGGCCCTTGAAATGATGTATGATTATATGGGTGTGAAGTCATTGTTCGGGAAGAAAGAATTTAAATTTGACGAGTCACGCTTAGATGGTATGGAGTTTCCTAATGCTAGTTCTGGAGCTCGATCTGGTCCTCGGAGAATAATTCACCCAACAGATGATAAGCCTTATTCAACAGTTCTTGGTGTTATGGGAAAGAAAGTTGAACAGCAAGAGTACAGTAAAGCTCAGATAATGAAAGTTGTAGAGGCGATTATGATGGGGAATGAACCTGAAAATGTTGATCCAGCTTGGATTGTTGTCGTGAAGCATGAGATTTATAATTGTTTTTTGAAAGAGCATGATCCGGTTGCTCAGAAAGCAGCTTACGACAAATTTCGTTATTTCTTTATGCCATTTGCTACATTTTACGGAATTGAAAAGTTGACTCAGAACTATCGACAGAAAGTTGAGCGAGGAAAGTTAATTAAAATTGGAATTAGGTGGTGGCATGGAGGGGCAGAGGCGTTCGCTAAAGACTTGAATTATGATGACCCTGATGCCTGCTTTGGGGATGGAGACTTTGAGAAGCTTGATACAACAATTGGTCGTGATCTCCTAGAACTTTATATCACCCAGGCTGCAGTCTATTACATATTAGGCCCAGATATGAACACTCAAATTTTTCTTGGCCTTTTGAAGTATACCGCAATCCATCTTGCCCAGAAGCCGACTCATTTCTTTGCTAGTATATGGAGATTCATTTCTGGCATTATGCCAAGTGGGGCTTTTTCTACTAGCCACGGGGATTCATGGATAGTTGGATTTGTTTTCTTTATGTTTATTGCTTACGTGAGGTATCGCTATCCCTCGCGTCGAGCTCAGATTGACAAGCTGCTCTCCGAGAGAAAAATTCGTTTTCCAGTTTATGGGGATGACCATGTCTTGCAAACTATGCGTCAAATACTGGATATAATTGGTGAAGAGCAGTTTGCTTGGTTTGCGAACAAATTCTTTGGGATGACAATAAAAGATATAAGAATTTGTAAATTCCTGTCTATCCCTACAACGACAGGAGAGTTGTGGTACAAGGGTGTAGTTTTCTTGCAGCGCTATTTCATAAAAAAACCCTTGCATTTCACGATGAAGAATTTGCCCGACATTCTACCCTATAGGCCTTTGAGTAGATATATTGATAAACTTCCGTTTGGGGCAGGTGAGAAGCGATCAGCAATCGATGTGATGATGGCGTGCTGTGGTAGTGCTTATGACAATATGGGGACGAATTTATCAGCACATGAATTTTTGCATTTCGTGTACACTGCATGCCGTAAGGCAGCCAATTTGGAAGAGGAAGATGTCGCAGACCACTTTAATAAGCGAATGGTAGATATGGATGAGAAATCTCTCACCTCTCTCTTGCGTAAATGCTCGATTACGCGAGAAGAGTTGCTAGGTGGCTTTCCTAGCTTAAGAAGACTTGAAATGATGCATATCCGCGACGCCAACTACGTTAACTTTGCAGATTATGATGCGGAGTAGTAGAAGGGTTATGCAATGGATGAATAATGGTGG